CCGACGCCCATCTCGATCTTCAGCCCGTCCAGGGCGTCTCCGGAGTTGGTGACGTCGAGCCACGGCTTGCCGGAGGCCACCGCCGTGATGTGCGGCCCCACCCCACCGCCCCCTGGCGGGGCGTAGTCGGGCGGGATGGGCTTGGGGTCGAGGATGTCCTGGCCGGGGAACCAGACGAACCGGTCCGGGGCGGCCTCCCAGGTCCGCGGCTGGCGCATCCCGTCGTGCACGCCCTTGGCGATCTGGCGCTCCAGGGCGATCCGGTCCCCGGCCCGCCTCCACGACCAGTCCTCGATCGCCGAGATCAGCAGGACGATGGTGTCGTCGGGGTCGGCCTGTCCGGCGCCGCAGTACTGCCCGGCCAGGAACGCGATCCGGCTGGCCCCGTTGGCGCCCTCGCCCTCGGGCAGCGCGGAGAGCTCGTCGCGCAGCTGCAGCAGGCGCTCGCGCACGCTGTCGGCCGAGGCCGCGTTGGCGGGGTCGGCCACCCGGTGCATCGCCTGCCGGGCGGCCTGGTCGTCGCGGTAGAGCCGTTCGATCCAGGCGGGCAGCGGGGCGATCGGCAGGTTGTCGACGATGGTGTAGCTGCCGCGGACGTCGTCGTCGTCCACGAAGCATCCGGGCAGCACGACGTACCCGCCGGTGGAGCGGATGTCGATCCCGGGGCCGAGCAGCGCCCGGGTGGTGATCACCAGATCCGTCGGCAGCCGGTAGTAGAAGTGCCAGCCGCCGGACGGGGTGCGCACGGTGAAGGTCGGCACGTAGCCTTCGCGCGCACAGTGTTCGCGCCAGTTGTACTCACCGTTGTCGGGGTGGGGCCGCTTGATGTCGACGTCGATGACGAGCAGCCCGGCTGCGCCGCAGTGCAGCGCCCAGTTGCACTCGGGGTAGGCCGCCGTCCACCCCTGCAGCACCTGGATCTTCGTGGTGGCGTCCCACACCCCGTGCCCGACGTTGCCGCACTCGCCCTTGCACACTCCGCGGCGTGGGTCGCCCTTGGGGTGCGCCGAGGCGATGGCCGGGATCTTGGTGCGGGCGCGCAACGGGAAGACGGGCCACCCGCTGGCGACGACGTCCTGGAACAGGGTCACTCGCGACCCCCGGGCGGAGTCCATCCGGCGGCCACGAGCAGATCCCAGACCTCCCCCTCGACGATGACCTCGGCGCGCCCGGCGAACTGCAACCGGCGTGGGGAGAGCTCGAGGGAGAGCTCGGGCAGAGAGGCGACGTCGGCACGCAGGGTGATCCCGGAGCAGTACTTCGCGACGTCGATCCCGCCGACGATGACCGTGGTGTCGTCGCGGCGGCCGAGCTTGATCTCCACGTCCTGCATGCCGTCGTCCGGCGCCGAAGTTCCGACAGGGTCGCTCATGGGAGATCCTCCTGATGGTGGGCGGCGTCGAGCTCGCGGGGGACGCCGGGTGCTTGACGGTAGACCGCACCACCGACGCTTCGTGGCAGGTCCGCAGGATTCGCCCCATGGACGTTGAGCACGTTGTAGGTGATGTTCACCGTGCTCGGGGCGGGGCCGGGTCGCCGGTACGGCGGGGCGTTGTGGCGACGCTTGGCCCAGGCGATCAGTGGTCCGAGGATCGCCACCGTGCCGAGGTAGGCGAAGACCGCCGGCCACGGGTCCAGGACGAACATCACGCCCCAGATCAGCGTCGCTGCGACAGCCACGGTGACGTAGATCAGCACTCGCCAGTTCATCGGTGGACCGCGTCCCAGGTCCGCATGATCCACCGCACGTCGCCCATCGCGGTGTGCCGGTCCTCGGGCGGTTCGACGCCGACGGCGAGGGAGAGCAGGCTGGAGTCCCAGGGCAGCTGCGGGGCGACTCCGTACTTGCCACGCAGGTACCCGGCGACGTAGGTCTCGATGTCGATCAGGTGGTAGTGCCAGCCCTCGCGCAGGTCGAACCGGCGCAGGATCCGGGCCAGCCGCTCGGTGTCGAAGTTGGGGACGGCGCCGACGACGTGTGGTCGGTCGGTGAACACCTCGTCGGCCATGTGCTCGCAGACGGTGAGCGGATCCTGCGCCGCCGCCGCGTCCCAGCGTGCGTCGTGGTCGGCACGGAACCACTCGGGCAGGTGCTCGACCTTGCGCAGGTCGTGGTGCAGGAACCAGTGGAATTCGTGTTCGCTCCCGTCCGCCTCGCGCCGGATGGCCGCGATCTCCCAGATGTGGTCGTCCGGGTCCAGCCCGGTGGTCTCGGTGTCCAGGAAGACGATGGCGCTCATGATCCGATCCCGTGTCCTTGTGGGTTCGCCAGCCAGTCGCGTCGACTGACTTCGGACCAGCGGTCCTCGATCGCTGATGCCAGGTCGAACTTGTAGAACTGGGCGACGTCGCACAGCTTGATGAAGACGTCGGCCGCCTCCTTGCGTAGCTCGGCGTCCCACTCCTCGCGGGTGCCGCGGATGCCCTGCGAGCGCTTCACGGCGGCGCGCATCACCTCGCCGACCTCCTCGACGAGGCCGCCGACGGTGGCGAACTCGTTGTCGTTGCCGAAGTTGTGCAGTACCCAGGTGGCGATGACGTGCTGGTAGGTGGCGATGTTGTCGTTGCGCATGTGGTCGTAGTTGGGGTAGTTCATTCCGATCCCTCCTTCATTCGTGTCGTCGAATCGCCGTGGCGCTCGGTGTGATGGCGGTCGAAAGCGACGATTTCCTCGGGATCGACGGAGATCAACTTCGCGCCGCAGACCAAGCAGGTGATCGTGTATCTGGACATCAGCCCTCCAGGAATCGTGGCCAGGTGGTGACGGTCTTCGCCGCCCGGGTCAGCCCGGTGTAGAGCCAGGGCTGCAGGTTCCAGCCGACCCGCACCTGGCGGGCCGGTTCGACGACCAGGGCGACGTCGTCCCACCCGCTGCCCTGCGCCTTGTGCACGGTCATCGCCTGGGCGAAGGTCATCAGGGCGATCTCGTCGCGCCAGCCGGCGCCGCGGGCCTTGAGCGCCTTCTCCCCGGCGAGGGATTCGAACGCCTCGGGGAAGGCCTGGACCGACCACTCCTCGCCGAGGTCGTCGATCAGGTCGAGTTCGAGCAGCCCGCTCCGCCCGGTGTAGGCAGCCTCGACGGTGAAGGTCTGCCCGTTGAACACTCCGAGGTCACGGTTGTTCGTCAGGCAGATCACCTGGTCGCCCTCCTCGGGCACTCCAGGTTCGCGACCCTGATCCTGGCGGATCGCCTCGATCAGGCGCCACCGGGTGTCGTTGAACGCGACGAGGACCTGCGCCCCCTCGACGTCGCCGATCCGCATCGGTGCGGACGCCTCGAGGTGGACGGCCCGGGCCAGCACGTCGCCCGGGCGCACCTCGCGCACCCAGGTCGCGTACCTGATCACGTCGGAGTCCATCTCCTGGCGCAGCACCTGGCTCAGGTGCAGGGTCTCGAACCGGGCAGCCGAGGCGGTGAAGAACCCGCCGCCCTCGATCGGGGGCAGCTGGTGCGGGTCGCCGACGACGAGGATCTTGGTGTCGTAGCTGAGCAGGTCCTTGCCGAGCTTCTCGTTGACCATCGAGACCTCGTCGCAGACCAGCAGGTCGGCCTCGGCGATCGGGGACTCCTCGCTGCGGGCGAACGCCATCCTGCGCGCCGGCCGCTCGAGCTCGGCGATGCGTGCCTGCAGGCGACCGCGCTGGGCAGCGGGCAACGGCAACGGGTCGACCGGGGTCCGCTCGTAGGTCGGGTCGGCCAGTCGGCTCCGGACCAGGTCGTCGTGCGCGAGCTCGTCGAGCAGCATGTCCCGCTCGACCTTGGCCGGGTTGCCGGTGCGGATCTGGCACAGCGAGTGCAGGGTGGCCGCGCCCTCGCATCCCCTGGTGCGCAGGACATGTGCCGCTTTGCCCGAGTACGCCCCGAACAGCACGTCGGCCTCGGCCAGGGACTGCCGGACGTGGCCGACCAGCGTGGTCTTGCCGGTCCCGGCGGGACCGAACAGGCGCAGGACCTGCGGGGTTCCGGGATCCTCGAACCAGCGCACGATCTCGTCGTGGACGGCCTGTTGTTCGTCGGTGAGTCGCACGGTGCCTCCTTCCGTTGACGACGCGCTCATCATGCCATGACAATGCGTTGTAAAGCGAGGGACGCTTGACAGCACGTGGTCAAGCCCCGCATGCTGGTCATGTATCGGTGCGGGTTGCCTCCAGCGCTGAACGTGTGTGATGAGCGGCCCCTGTCCTCGGCTCAACTGGGTGTGCATCCGGATGAGGACAGGGGCCGATCGCATTCTCCCCGGCACGACGTACGCATCGCCGTACCATCCGGGACATGGGAACCACTGGACCTGCGCCGAACCCCACCGCCCTGCGCCGCTCTCGTGACCGCGACAGCTGGCGGCGCTTGCCGCCACACGGCCTGACCACCGACCACGACATCCCGCCGTGGCCGATGGAGATCGACATTCCGTCCACAGGTGAGCTCTCGATGTGGACAAGGCTGTGGAGGGAGAAGCCGGTCGCCTGGGAGTGGCTGCGCTACGGCCTGATGGATCAGGTGGCCATGTACGTGCGCTACTACCTGCGCGCCGCCGACGCTGCCAACGGTCCCCTCGCCGGCGAGGTCCGCCGCCAGGCTGTCGCACTGTGGCTGGACATCGACTCGATGCGCAAGGCGAAGATGGACATCGACCCGAACATCACCGAGCCGGTGAACGGCCTGGACGCCCCTGAGCTCCCGGCGGACAAGTCCGGCACCGTGACCCGGCTGCCCTCCACGCGTGACCGGATGCGCAAGCGGGGCGAGGACGGCAAGGGGCCGCAGTCGTGAAGCCGCACCAGCTGGACGTGCTGCTGGAGATCCCGATGAGCCAGGCCGACCGGATGGCCCGCGACCGCGGCGCCATCGGGCCGGAGATCGTCGACATGTCCAGGTGGCGTGCGGAGGAGCTCTGTCGGGAGGCCGGCGGGACGCTGCGCACCGACCGCACCCCGGAGTTCACGATGAGCGAGGGGCAGTCCCCCCTGCTCGGCGACATGCTGTTGGTCGGCTCCCGGTGGTGGGCCGAGGTCCCGGAGAACTTCGTCCCCGATGCCACCGGGTGAGGACTGGGTCGTCGACTTCCCGACCCTGTCGGTGGCGGCGGACTGGATCGAGGCGCACTGCGTCGTCCCGGACGGGTTCAGGCGGGGCGAGCCGTTCCTGCTGACCGACTGGCAGCTGTGGCTGGTCGCCAACCACTACCGGATCAAGATCGACGCCCCGCTGCCGGACGAGGACCGGCCGGCGATCGGGGCGGCGGCGTTCCACTACCGGCGCTCGCAGGTGGTGCTGCCGCAGAAGGCCGGCAAGGGGCCCGTCTCGGCGGCCATCGTCCTGCTCGAGGGCTGCGGCCCGACGATGTTCACCGGCTGGGCCACCGGCGGGGAGACCTACCGCTGCTCCGACTTCGGCTGCCCGTGCGGCTGGGCCTACGAGTACGAGCCGGGCGAGCCGATGGCGATCCCGCGCCCCACCCCCCTGATCCAGCTGACCGCCTACAGCCAGGAGCAGGTGGACAACGTCTACGGCGCGCTGCGCCCGATGGTCGACTTCGGCCCGCTGAGCGAGGTCGTCCCGGTCACCGGGGAGTCGTTCACTCGACTGCCGGACAACGGCCGGATCGACGTGGTGACGAGCTCGCAGCGTTCGCGCCTGGGCCAGCGGGTGACCTTCGTCCTGCAGGACGAGACCGGGATCTGGTTGCCGCAGAACGCGATGGACGTCGTCGCGAAGACCCAGCGCCGTGGCGTCGCCGGCATGGGGGGCCGGCTGATGGAGACCACGAACGCTTGGGACCCCTCCGAGCAGTCGGTCGCCCAGGGCACCTACCAGGCCTCGCTCAAGGTCCACGACATCTTCCGGCTCCACCCGCTGGCCCCGCCGGGGCTGTCCTTCACCAACAAGGTCGAGCGCCGGCGGATCCTCAAGTACGTCTACCGGGGCAGCCCGTGGGTCGACCTCGAGGGTTCGATCGAGCCGGAGGCGCTCGAGCTCATCCAGGCCGACCCGGCCAACGCCGAGCGCTTCTTCGGCAACCGGATCGTCGCCGGCCTGGGTGCCTGGCTCAAGGAGTCGGTGATCGACGACGCCGCGGCGCCCGAGGTGGTCGCCCCCGGTACCCCGGTCGCGGCCGGCTTCGACGGCTCGGAGTCCAGCGACTGGACCGCGATCACCCTGGAGACCCAGTCCGGCTATTCCTTCGTCCCGACCTACGGCCCCGATCGCCGGCCGACGTTCTGGGACCCGGCCGAGTGGGGTGGCACGATCCCGCGCGGGGAGGTCAAGGCCGCGGTGGCCGACATCGCCTCGACGTACCGGTTGCGCCGCCTGTACGCCGACCCCAGGGACTGGCGCAGCGAGATCGGCGACTGGGCGCTCGAGTTCAGCGACGAGGTGGTCTTCGAGTTCGACACCTACGTGCTGACCCGGATGTTCCCGGCGCTGTACCGCTACCGGATCGATCTGATCGAGAAGCGCATCCACCACGACGGCAACAGGATCGTTCGCGATCACCTGCTCAATGCCCGCAAGGCCGCCAAGCCCGGCGACAAGTACCTGCTGGTCAAGCCGGACCCAGCCCGCAAGATCGACCTGGCAATGACCGCCGTCCTTGCTCACGAGGCCGCAGCTGACCTGCACGCTGAGGCAGCATGGGGCGAGCCGTCCGCCGTGCGGTGGGCGATCGGCAAGACCTGGGTGCGGTGAGAGGGGACCACGAGCGTGGCCGTGATGACGGACCTCGAGTCACTCTCGCCCCGCTGGTGGCTGCGTCGGCTCTACACCAAGCTCGGTGCGGCACGGACGGCGAACGAGATCCTGCGCAACTACTACCTCGGCAACCACCCTGTCCCCTGGCTCACCGCCGAGGCCCGTGAGGAGTTCCGCCGGATCCTGCTGCTCACCCGCTCGAACTACCTCGGCCTGGTGGTCGACGCACAGGTCGAGCGTCAGGAGGTCGTCGGGTTCCGGGTCGGCCAGGCCAGTGACGCCGGCGACAAGGACCTGGACGCCGACGACGACATGTGGCGGATCTGGCAGGCCAACGGCCTGGACTCCTGGTTCGACGCCGGCCTGCTCGAGTCGGCGGTCACCGGGGCCGCGTTCCTCATGGTCGAGCCGCCGCAGCGCGGGGAGCAGATCGCCCGACTGCACATCGAGCACCCCGACGAGTTCATCGTCGAGCACACCCCGGGCACGAACCGGCGCGAGGTGGCGGCCGGGCTGAAGCTGTGGCTGGACGAGTGGACCGGCAAGACGATGGCCACCCTGTACCTGCCCGGCTACGTCTGGAAGTTCGCCTCCTCCAGCACGCTGGGCTCCACCCTGCCGTCGGACCCGACGTGGATCCCTCGCCTGGGCGGGGGCAGCGAACCGGAGGCCGAGCGCACCGGGATCCCGATCGTGCCGGCGTGGGAGCTCCCCAACAACCCACTGCTCGGCCTGGGTGGGCGCTCGGAGATCGAGGATCTGATCCCGATCCAGGACCGGATCAACAAGGGCCTGGCCGACCGGCTGATCGCCCAGGACTTCGGGGCCTTCCCGCAGAAGTGGGCGACGGGCTGGCCCGAGGTGGACCAGTTCGGCAACCCCACCGACAAGATCAAGATCGGCATGCACCGGATCGTGTCGACGGCGGCCATCGACACCAAGTTCGGCCAGTTCACCGCAGCCGACCTCGGCGGGTATATCGAGACCAAGAACGCCGACGTCAAGGACATCGCCTCCCGCTCGCGCACCCCCGCCCAGTACCTGCTCGGGGATGTCGCGAACGTGGCCGGCGACACCCTGCGGATGGCCGAGTCGGGTCTGGCCGCCAAGGTCCGTCAGCGCAACCGGCCACACTCGCTGTCCCTCGAGCAGGCGATGCGCTGGGCGCGGCGACTGTCCGGGATGGGCGAGGTGCCCACCGATGCCACGGTGGAGACCCTGTGGCGCAACCCCGAGTTCCGCTCCGAGGGCGAGCTCGTCGATGCCCTGGTGAAGATGAGCACGATCGGCGTTCCGCAGGAAGCGCTGTGGGAGCGCTGGGGCGCCACCCCCAGCGAGGTCAAGAAATGGCGGGTCATGCGCGAGGAGGAGCTGCGCCGGATGCAGGCGATGGATCCGCTGGCCGCGCTCGCCCCGCGCTACGGCCAGCCGACCGGCACCAGTGCGAACGGGCAGCGGCCGGACGCCTCACGCGCCGGGTCCTCCACCAGGACGTCCGGCGCGGTCGGTTCGTGATGGGCCGGCACGCCGCGGTCAGGCCCACGCCTCCCCCCATGCGCCACGCTTTCCGTCGATCGTGGCGATGGTCCATTCGACCCGGATCTCGACGACGTCGGCGTCCTGCCGTTCGCAGGTGACCCACTCCCCGTCGCCCAGACGGGCGAAGGACACCTCGACGCAGGCGTGGTCGACCGGTCTCCAGCCATGCTGGGCGAGCAGTCGCATCGCCGCGGCATGGCAGTACGTTCCGCGAGCGAGGTCGTCCAGGTTCTCGTGCAGGTCGATCGGCAGCGAGTGCTCGGTGGCGTAGAAGCGTGACTGGGGCACGGTCGCAGCTTAGTTCCGTTGACAACCAGTAGTAAACTCCCCTACCGTCGTCCCATGGCGAAGCGGATGACCGAGAAGGACTGGCTGAGCCTGGCCAGGCTGGCCGGCATCACTCTCGCCGAGGCCAAGCACGACCCCGGGTTCGCCATCCGGCGCGCTCGGCAGAAGCTGGAGTTCCAGGTCGAGACGGCCAAGGTCGCCCAGGACAAGCTGGCGATGCTGGCCGAGCTGGAGCGCCGCATCGAGCAGACGAGGAGGTGAGCGGATGAGCGTCGCCGAGGAACGCTGCGAGATCACCGATCTGGTCAGGTCCTGGTGCAGCCACTGCCGGGAGCAGGCCGCTCCTCCGGCGAGGATCGAGTCGGCCCCGCGCGACATCCTCGCCCCCGAGCGACCCGGGCACGGCCCGTTCTTCACCGCCTCGTTCCGCTCCCCGTGCGCCGAGTGTCTGGACGACATGCACGAGGGCGACTGGATCTGCGCGGTCGACGACGTCGGCTGGTGCCACAAGGAATGCTGGGAGGCGATGTGATGACCGGGGTCGGAGATCAGTTCGAGCCGCTGTTGACCATCGGCGACCTCGCGCGAATCTGTTCGGTCGAGGTGAGCACGGTGAGGCGCTGGCGATTCGATGGGACCGCCCCCCGCGGCATCATCGTCGGCCGTCATCTCAGGTTCCGCCCCGAGGACGTCCGCGAGTGGCTCGACTCGCGCCAGACGAAGGGCTCCACCCGCGGGCAGCGCGAGACCCGATGAAGCTCCTGGGCGTCGCCGATACGGTCGCCGCGCTGGCCCTGCCCGTCGCTGCGGGGCCGCTCGGCTGGGTGATGGTCTCTCCGCAGATGCTCTCCGCCCTGGCGCCGCTCGTGGTCGCCTTCTGGATCGTCGGGGACTTCCTGCTGTACCGGCGCGCCGAACCCGGGCACGTCTCGGTGCACAACTGGATCCACAGCTGGCCGCACGACAAGCCGCCATCATCTGAGCGTGAGCGTCCAACCGTCCACGAGGTCGAGCCCGGCAACGTCATCCCTCTCCGCCGCGCAGACGAGGGCTGAGCTCGAGCAGGAGCGTCGCCTCGTCGTCCAGATGGCGGCGGCCGGTGCAGTCATAGGTGCCTGGCAGCAGATCGACCCCCGGTCGATCCTGAGCGACTGGCTCGGCGGGCTGGGCGCTCGGATCTTCGCCGCGCTGTCGCTGGCGCAGGAGGCGATCGCCGCGATGGCGCCGAGCTTCGTCGAGGACATCCTGGCGCTGATGGACGAGCCGGTGCTCACTCCCGCGCTGGATCCGCTCGCGTTCGCCGGCCGCTCCTTCGAGGGGGTCGACCTCGAGTCGGTGCTGCGCCTGGCCCCGGTCCGCGCCGAGGCCCTGGTGCGCTCGGGCATGGCCGATCGGGTCGAGGCGCTCGCGCGCGCTCAGCGGTTCCTCGAGATGGTCGTGATGACCGAGACCGCCGACGCCGGCCGCGCGGCCGACCAGGCCGTGCTGATCGGATCGGAACCGACCGAACCGGGACAGAAGTTCACCTACGGCTGGATCCGGGTGATCGAGCAGGGCGCCTGCTCGCGGTGCGCGATCCTGGCCGGCCGGTTCTACAAGTGGAACCGCGGCTTCGAGCGGCACCCGAACTGCCGGTGCCTGCACATCCCGGCGACGGTGGCCGCGGTCGGCACGATGGCCACCGATCCCCGCGCCTACTTCGACTCCTTGTCCCCGGCCGAGCGCACCGCGCTGTTCGGCAAGGCGGTCAGCGAGGCGATCGAGGCCGGCGCAGACATCAACCGGGTGGTGAATGCGGCCACCAGGGGCAAGGTCTCGATCGCCGGCGACGGCACTCGGACCAAGGGCGGCAAGCCCACTCCATGGCAGTTGATCAAGGATGCTGCAGGTGACCGTGCCGAAGCGGCGAGGCTGCTCGCGCAGTTCGGCTACATTCGCGCCTGAGCGACCATGGGCCGGAACGGTCCGCGGCGATCCCCGCAACGGGAAAGGGCCACACCTAGATCATGCGCATTCGTCTGCATCGCTACCGCTACTCCTCCGAGGGCACCGTCGTCGGCGCAACGCTGGGCGGCTCCACCGGAACCTTGACCGGCGACCCCGCAACGGGACCGCAGGACGATGGCCAGGGGAACGAGAGCCAGCAGCAGCAGCCGGACCCGACGAAGCTCCAGGCGGAGCTCGAGCGGTGGAAGCGGCAGGCACGGGACAACGAGACCCGGGCCAAGGCGAACGCGGATGCGGCGAGGAAGCTCGCCGAGATCGAGGACTCCACCAAGTCGGACACCGAGCGGCTGACTGCGAAGTCGGCCAAGCTCGAGGCCGACCTGGGTTCGGCGAACGCCGAGGTCGCGCGCCTCACGGCGGCGATCAAGCACGGCCTGGGCTTCGAGGACCTGGTTCTCCTGCCGAGGGGCCTGAGCGTCGAGGAGACCGAGAGCGCGGCGAAGTTGCTTTCCGAGCGGATCCAGGGCAGTGGCCGGCAGCAAGATCCCCCGTCCTTCGACGGCGGAACTCGCGGCACCCCCGCTGCCGGCGGATCGTTCGACTCCACGGTGCGGGACGCTCTGAGGAACCGCCGTCGCTGATCCCCTGAGAGGGACTCCGCGATGACCCAGCTGCACCGCGCCGATGGCCGGCGCATCCACAAGTACTCCTACAGCGCCTACAACTCGCTGACCTCGCGCACCGACGTCTCCCCGCTGATCCCCGAGCAGGTCGTCAACGACATGCTCGGCAAGGCGGTCGAGGAGAGCGCGGTGCTCGCCCTGTTCCCCCGCCTCCCTGTCGGTGGCGGCCAGATCCGCTTCCCCATTCTGAGCGCCCTGCCGATCGCCTACTGGGTGAGCGGCGACACCGGTCTCAAGCAGACCACCGAGCTCAGCTGGGCCAACAAGTACATGACCATCGAGGAGATCGCGACGATCCTCCCGGTACCCGAGAACGTCATCGACGACCTGACGATGAACATCTGGGAGGAGTCGCGTCCGCTCCTGGTCGAGGCCATCGGTCGCGTCCTGGACGAGGCCGTCTTCTTCGGTGCCAACGCGCCAGCCAGCTTCCCGACCAACATCCTCGCCGCGGCTGCCGCGGCCGGGAACGTGATCGACGAGGGCACCAACGCCGCTGCTGCCGGTGGGTTCCTCGGTGACGTGGACGACCTGTACGCGGTGATCGAGGCCGACGGCTACGACGTGACCGGCTTCCTCGGTCCGATCTCGCTGCGGACCAAGCTGCGCAAGGCTCGCGCCACCGACGGCCAGAAGCTCGACATCGGCCGCATCGGTGGGGACCTGAACAGCCTGGACGGGCACCGGATCGTCTACCCGATGCGCGGCCTGTGGCCGGTCTCGGGTGGGGTCGGGGTGAACGGCGTGCGCCTGATGGGCGGCTCGTGGAGCCAGTTCCGCGTCGGCATCCGCAAGGATGTGTCGTACAAGGTGCTCGACCAGGCCGTGATCACCGACAACACCGGCGCCATCGTCTACAACCTGCCGCAGCAGGACATGCTCGCGCTGCGCGTGACCTTCCGGGTCGGCTGGCAGGTCTCCAACCCGATCAACCGCGACCAGCCCGTCGAGGGCAGCCGGTACCCGGTCGGATACATCCGCACCGTCGGCGCCTGATCCGTAGAAGGAGCATTCGATCATGAGTGGAATGGCACCCCTGGCCCGTAAGTACGAGGCCGAGGTCCCGGCGATCGCCGCTGCCAACACCGGTTCGGCCGCGGTGACCTGCGAGTACGCCGGCGTGGTCACTTCGGTGACCTACGTCCCGGTGGCTGCGATCACCGGCGCCGCGACCAACAACCGGACCATCTCGGTGGTGAACCGGGGCCAGGACGGCTCGGGTAGCACGGTGGTGGCGTCGCTGAACTTCGCCAGCGGTACCAACGCAGCGGCGTTCGACGAGAAGACCATCACCCTGTCCGTCGTGGCGAACGCCACCACCGTCGCCGCCGGCGACGTGCTGGAGCTCCGTTCGGCCGCGGTCGGCACCGGCATCGCCGATCCCGGTGGTACCGCGTTCATCACCATCAGCCGCAGCTGAGGAAGGACACCGAGATGGCTGACGACACCAAGGCAGCCGCGCCTGCCGAGAAGAAGACTGCCCTGCCGCAGAAGGCGCCGAGCCGACTCCCGCAGACCACCAACCCGCCTCGTCAGGACGCGTTGCCCGCCGACGCGATCGCCGACGAGCCGGGCGCGGCGGCCCTGCAGGAGCTCGTTCGGGACAACGCCGTCAAGCGTGCCGAGCAGGGCTACATCGGTACGAAGCTCGACCGCACTCCGCGGGAGAACTACACCCTGGCCGGCGTGGGGCAGGGTCTGCCGACCCCGGAGACCACGGTCCTGCAGGAAGACGCCTGACCGATGCCGTTCACCGCGTCGGTCGCTGACGTCGAGGCCCGTCACGGGGCGCTGTCCGGACCCGACTCGGACCTCGCCTCGGTGCTCGTGAAGGATGCGCTGGTCAAGCTGCGCGGTCTTCGCCCGAGCGTGCCGGGCCTGATCGACGCGGCGGACGACGCGGCGGCAGCCGTTGGAGCGACGGCCACCCAGATCCAGACCGCTGCCGACTGGGAGCGTCTGATCCGGGTGGCCGTCGCCGAGGCGGTCATTCGGGTCCTGATCAACGCCGAGCAGTACCGGTCCACCTCGATCGGTGCGGACGGCTCGATCTCGGTCAGCTACACGGTGGCGGCCGAGGTGCCCCGGGCACGCCTGGCGTTCTCCGGTGACGACCTCGCCGACATCGACCGCAAGATCCGCCAGACCACCGGCTCCGGGTCGGTGGTCTCCATTGGCCTGACGTCCCTGGCGACCGAGGCCGAGACACAGCTGTCCACGCTCCCCACCCCCTGACAGGGAGAACGCGATGAGCACGAGCCAGGCGGCGGGCCGCCTCACCATGAAGCCGTTGCGGCTTCCGCTGCGGCCCGGCATCCGCACGGTTGCCGACGCCGTCGAGCACGGTCAGCGCTGGCGGCGGTGGCGTCCCACCATGTTCCTCGGCCGGCTGCAGCGCCAGGCGCTGGAGTGGCAGCGCTCCAACGCCGAGCACTTCGAGCGCAGCCTGGACTCGATGCGCCGCTTCGAGCTCAACCCGGGACCGCTGGGCACCCTGTGGGGCGCCGTCCTGCGTCCGCAGGGGGAGGTCCTGGATCTCGGCCTGCTGTCCTGCCGGGTGGTGACCGACGCCGGCTCCGGCTACCTGATCGATTCACTGCAGGGACTCGTCGAGCCCGAGTTGCTGCGCTACCACGCCCTGGGCACCGGCACCACGTCCGAGTCGGCGAGCCAGACCGCCCTGACCACCGAGCTCACCACCCAGTACACCCCGGCGAACACCCGGGCGACCGGCTCCCAGGGCGAGCTCGCGGGTGACCCGAAGACCTACGAGACCATCGGCACCAACACGGTCTCGGCCACGGTGGCGGTCACCGAGCACGGCGTGTTCTCGCAGGCGGCGGCCGGCGGCGGCACGTTGCTGGACCGTAGCGTGTTCTCCGTGGTGAACCTGAACTCCCTCGAGTCGTTCGCCACGACCTACCGGTACACCCTGCCGTCCGGCGGGTAACCCGGTGGCCACCTACGCCTTCGACACGTACACGGGGGCCGACGGGACGCCGTGGTCGACGGGGATCTGGATCGCCGGGAACTCCACCTCCGGGTCCTCGGCCACCCTGTCCGGCAACCAGGGCCGCCTGGACGCCGGCAGTGTCACCGGGTACGAGGGCAAGTGCGCCCGTCGCCTGACCGGAGTCTCCGTGGTCGAGGCCCGGGTGCGGACGCGGGTCGCATTCCGGTTCTCGGTCGACGGGGCATTCCGGATCTACCTGCGTGCCGACGACGCTCTGGACCACCAGACCGGCTACGTGATCATCCTGGATCGCGCGACCCAATCGGTCGGCATGTCCCGTCTGGTCAACTACAGCGCGACACCGATCGGCGGTGGGTCCAAGCCGTACGCGATCGCCCAGGACGTCGCACACGAGGTCGACTTCCAGGCGCTGGGCAGCCAGATCAAGTTGTGGGTGTGGCCGGTCGGCGACGCCAAGCCGACGTCGCCGACGATCTCCGCGATCGACACCGCCGTCACCGCGCCGGGGGCGATCGGCCTGCTGGCCGTCGGCGGCGGCTCGGGTGGGTTCAAGGTCGACGTCGATGACTTCGTTGCCACCGATGGCCAGGGCGAGTTGCTCGTCACCGGCGCGTCGAGCGCCACCGGTTCGCTGCTGCGCCAGCCACGCCGACGCTTCGCCGGGTCGGCCACCGGTGGCGGACTGCTGTTCGGCACCAAGGTCGTCCTGCGAGTCTTCTCCAGCAGCACCGTCGCCAGCGGCACGTTCGTCCTGGCGCGGTTGCGCGCATTCGCCGGCACCACCACCGCCGCCGGCACGGTGCTGCGCCAGCCCCAGCGCATCATGGCCGGATCGTCGAGCGCCACCGGCCTGATCCGCCGGGGCTTCCTGCGCGTGCTCACCGGGTCGGCGAGCGCCACCGGAGCCCTGGTCAGCGACTTCCTGGGTCGCGTCGTCGGTGAATCGGCGACCGTGAAGATGACGGTCAGCGCCCTATCGTGGGTCCGTATCACCGTGCGCCGGTGGACCAGCTGAGGAGGCTCGCGTGCTCACCCCCGTCCAGGCCGACGCGCGGGACATCATCGTCGGTCAGCCGCTCAAGGTGGGTGCGGAGTTCCGGGTCGAGGGGGAACCCAAGGACCCGACCGTCCTGTATTTTCACGCCAAGTCGCCATCGGGAGTCAGGAGCACGCGGGCGAAGGTCGACCTGCTGAGCGCCGAGGTCGGCTATTGGTACACGGTGGTCGTCGCCGACGAGCCGGGGTGGTGGGCCTTCCGGTTCGAGGGGTCAGGCGTCGCCGACGGGGTACAGGAGATCGAGGTCTACGTCCGTCCGTCCGCATTCTGAGGAGTGAATCGTGTCCAAGTCGGAAGCCCCCCGTGAGGAAGCGCAGCCGGAGGACGTGGAGCCGCAGCAGGAGATCGTGGAGGCGGCCCCCGTCGAGCGGCCCTACCTCGACGCGATCACCCCTGAGCACCGAGCCGTCCTCGAGGAGGCCGGCCAGCTTCCCCAGGAGGAGTGAGCCGTGCCCGACGCCCGCAAGCTCGTGGCGATCGGGCGTCGGTTGATCGCGTCCACGCTCCTGGACGAGGCGATCATCGGTGACCGCACGCTGGTCTCCGACGGCTACGGGGGGTGGACCGAAGCCTGGGCCGATCGGGCCTCGGCCACTCCGAGCCGCTACGTGTCGCGGCAGATGGGGATCCAGACCGACGCCGATCCCCGCGTCGGCGCCGGCGAGTTCGGCTCGCCCGAGGGGATCGCGGTGCTCCTGCCGGTCGGGACCGACGTCGCCGAGGGGGACCGGATCACCGACCCGGCGACCGGCAGACGCTGGATCGTCACGGCCGAGCGGACCCCCCTGTCCCAGCTGCAGACGGTGCTGCGGGTGATCGTGCGGGAGATGGACACCGGTTCGCCATGAGCATCGGTTGGCGGGTGATCCGCAACGACTTCCCCAAGGTGATCGCCGGCATGCGGCGCGAGCTTCCGCTCGGCGTCGAGGCGACCGGGACCGAGATGGTGGAGCACCTGATCCCGATCCTCTGGATCGACACCGGCGTACTGCGGAGCACCGCCGAGGTCTACAAGGAGGGTGGTCTGCGCGTATCGGTCGGGGTGGGTCTCAACCCGGCACGCTCCGGACACGGTGCGCGGGCGCACGGTTTCTACGCCGCCTACCAGGAGTTCGGCACGTCCAGGCAGCGTGCCCGGCCCATCGTCGGCCCGACTGCGATGCTGTTCGAGACCCGCTACGCCCAGCGGATGGCCGAGGCAGTCAGGAAGGCGTGCAGCGTATGAGCACCGGGATCGAGGTCGTCGATGTCGTCGACCGCTGGCTGCAGGAGACCCTGTCCGGCGACGCCACGCTCAGCGCAATGGTCGGGGGTCGGATCACCGGTGACGAGTACCCGGCCGAATGGGCGAACCCGCTGGTCCACTTCGACATGTCCTCGACCCGCGACATCATCGGCGTCGGCTACCAGCGGGTGGCCGTCCATGCCGTGTACCTGGTCAAGGTGATCGGGGAGAGCTCGAGCTACGCACCGCTGCGCCCGATCGCTTCGAGGATCGACACCCTGCTGCAGCAGACGCAGGCCACCGCGGCCTATGGTTCGGTCACCTGCGTGCGCGAGTCGGTGGTCCGCTACGGGGAGGCACTCAACGGCGTGCGGTACAGACACCTCGGCGGGATGTACCGCATCTTCGCGACGACATAGCCGGTCACCCCCGGGCTAGCCTGACGCGCGAGAGCCTGACCGCGCGACGAGGAGACCCCGGTGCCCGAGCGTAGTTCCATGACCCAGGGTGTATTCCTGGGCGTCGAGTCGACTCCGGGCCCCGCGGTCACCGCGACCCGCAAGCTCGGCTCCGTCGGGTTCTCCCCCGGCGTCAAGGCCGAGTTCACCGAGCAGCGCCCGATGGGTCAGAAGTGGCTCAACGCCGCCCTGCTCGGCAAGGAGTGGAGCGAGTCCGCGATCGAGGGGGCGCCCTGCTACACCGAGCTCCCCTACGTCTTCGCCTCGCTGCTGTCCGCCCCGACGATCACCCCGATCACCGATGGCGTCACTCCGACCGGCGGCTCGACCTGGGTGTTCACGTCCAACTCGAGCGGCGACGACGCCCCGAAGACCTACACCGTGGAGCAAGGCTCGTCGGTGCGCGCCCACCGCGCCGCCAACGTCATCATCAACGAGCTCACGATGGCGTTCTCCCGCGAGGAGGTCACCCTCGAGGGAGCGGCACTCGGTCAGGCCATCGAGGACGGCATCACGTTGTCCGGCTCCCCGACGATGCTGCCGCAGGTGATGGCCCTACCCAAGCACTTCTCGGTCTACCTGGACACCACCGCGGCGGGGCTCGGCACGACGAAGTTGACCCGGGTGCTCTCCGGGGAGATCGGCATCTCCGACCGGTACGGCCCGCTGTGGGTGGTCGACGCGGCCAAGCCGTCGTTCGTGACCACGATCGAGACCGCGCCGACCGGCTCGGCGAAGCTGCTCATGGAGGCCGACGCGCAGGGCATGGCCCCCTTGGTTCAGATGCGCGGCGCCACCACGAAGTTCCTGCGGATCGAGGCCGTCGGCCAGAACATCTACACCGGCGGGGTGACGGTGGACCACCGGCTGCGCTGGGACGCCGCGGTCCAGGTGAACGAGCCGAGCGAGTTCTCCGACGAGGACGGCGTCTACGCGATGGAGTGGGGTTTCTCGTTCGTCCACGACCCGACCTGGGGCAAGGCCGTCTCGGTCGAGGTCGTCACCACGACGTCAGCGCTCTAGTAACCTGCGCACGTGAAGCTCAGGGAAGCACTCGGCGCTGCGAAACCCCTCGACATCAAGATCGGTGACGGCGTCCTGCACGTCACCTACGTGCCGGCCGAGTACACCGCGGCCGAGCTCGAGGAGATCGTCGCTGGCGACGCCACCGCGAAGATCGTTTCGATCGTGAACCTGGTCTGCCAGCACATCAAGGCGTGGGACCTGGAGTACAACGACCGCGACGAGGTGATCCCGCTCGACCCGGACGTGGTCCGCGTCGAAGTCCCCGTCACGATCCTGACCACCGTACTCAAGGCAGTGCAGAAGGAGACACAACCCGACCCGGAAGCGTGAAGCTCCTCAAGCGCTACCTCGTCACGGACGGGCGCATTGGGGAGTTGCCCCACTGGTATCGGATCATCAACGCCGCTCGCTACCTCCGGGTCGCGCCCTGGGAGCTCGCGCAGCGATCGGCCTTCTGGCTGCACGCGGCCGAATCAGCGCAGGCAGCCGAGGCAGCCGCCCAGAATAGGCGCCAACGCAAGGTCGGGTGAGATGTTCCGAGGGAGGCGGTCATGGCTAAGGTCGCCGAGCTCTCGGTCGACATCGACGCCGATGATCGCGCCACCCCGAAGATCGTTGCAGTCGATGCTCTGATCAAGCGGCTCGGCGGCGAGGACATCCAGCTGATCATCGAGGCCGCGATCGCCAAGGCGCTGGGCGACCTCAAGGCCGTCGAGGACGTGGTCGACAAGCTCGACGGGCGGACGGCCGACGTCGAGGTCGATGCCCAGACCGCCTCGGCCGAGGCATCGGTGGCCGGGTTGCAGGCACTGCTCGACTCGCTGCGCGACCAGGTGATCAACCTCGGCGTCGATGTCGACGACAGCGCGCTGACCTCGCTGCGCAGTCAGATCGACGCCCTGAACCCGACGGTCGACGTCGATGCCGACGTCGCCGCGGCCATGGCGAAGATCGCCGAGATCCGCGCCGCGATCCAGGCGATCGTCAACGACCCCAGCATCGACCTCGACCTGGACACCGGCGCCGCCCTGGCCGACCTCGCCGTCTTCGAGGCGATGCTCGACGCCGCCACCCGCGACCGCGAGGTCAACGTCAGGATCGACACCTCGGGTCTGCCATCCCTGGACCAGCTGGCATCCTCGGCCACCCGCGCCTCCGGCCAGGTCCGCGGCGTGACGGCCGCCGTCCTGGCTCTCGGTCCCGCTCTGGTGCCGATCGCCGCGGTGGCCGCGGTCGGCTTCGGCGCGCTCGGCGCTTCCGTGCTCGCGGCCACCGCCGGCGTCGTGGCCTTCGGTGCGGTGACCTACGGCGTCTACGCCCCGGTGGTCGATGCGCTCAAGAAGATGCAGACCCAGCAGGAGGCCTACAACCGCGCGGTGACCGACAAGCAGCGCGAGACGGCCCTGGCCAAGGAGAAGGCCATCTGGGACAGCCTGACCCCGGCTCAGCAGCGAGCCGCGGCCGGGATCAAGGAGGTCACGGACGCCTGGAACGCCCTGGTCGCGGCGATGAGCAACGACGTGCTGAACGTGACCGGCCGAGCGCTGTCGATGGTCGCCGACGCGCTCCCCGCGTTGACGCCGATGCTGCGCTCGATGGGCGTGGCGTTCGACGGCCTGCTGACCTCACTGGAACGCAACGTCGCCAGCCCGTTCTGGCAGCAGTTCCTGACCAGGATGAGCGAGCTGGCCGGCCCGATGACGGCCAGCCTGATCCGCTCGTTCGGCAACATCGTCACCGGGATCGCGGGGATCCTGAACGCGTTCATCCCGATGTCGCAGGAGATTACCTTCGGCCTGGAGGACCTCACCGCACGCTTCGCCGAGTGGGGCAGGCAACTCGCCGACTCCCCCGGGTTCCGGGCCTTCACCGACTACGTCCGCGAAGCATGGCCGATCGTCAAGGACGCGATCCGGGCGGTCGCCGACGCCCTGGTCGAGCTCGTCCAGGCTGCCGCCCCGATCGGCGAGCAGATCCTCGGGGTCATCACCAGCGTCGCCGACGCGATCGCCAAGCTCGGTGACGAGCACCCCCGGTTGTTGCAGCTGGCGCTCGCCGCCACCGGCCTCGCGGTCGCCTTCCTGAACCTCCTCGGCCCGGTGGTCGCGATCACCGCTTCGCTCGTGCGGTTCAAGGCTGGCGCCGAGGCCGTCGGGCTGATCTTCGAGCAGATCCTGGCCCGGGTCGGCCTGACCGTCGCCGGATTCGGACTCATCGCCGGGGCCATCGCCCTGGTCGTCGGCGCGTTCGTGCTGCTCTACCAGCAGTCGGCCACCTTCCGCGAGGCGATGGACGAGATCGCCCAGGCAGCCAAGGATGCGTTCGACAGGATCGAGAAGGACCTCGAGGAAGCGGTTCACGCGATCAGGCAGTTCATCGATGAGCAGACGGCGGACTGGAGGCGGTGGTGGGAGGAGAACCGTGACGTGCTCACTGCCGCCGCCGTCGACATCCGCGGCGTCGTCTCGGCCCTGGTCGGCTTCCTGCGCGATGAGTTCGGCGGGGCCTGGGACGTCCTGACCGACGCCGTGCGGGTCGCCTGGGCCGCCATCACCGGCATCATCGACGGCGCCATGGACGTGATCCGCGGCATCATCCTGATCTGGGGCGGGGTCATCGCCGGTGACTGGTCCGCGGTGTGGGACGGCTTGGTCCAGGTGTTCAACGGATTCGTCAGCATGCTCACCGAGCCGTTCAAGCGGGTGTGGGAGGAGCTCAAGCAGATCCTCGACGAGGGCGGCATCGACCTCGAAGCCAAGTGGAGCGAGCTCTGGAACAACCTGAGCAACGTCGACATCGACTGGTCGGGGATCCTCTCCGCGATCTGGAACGGCTTCCTGTCTGCACTCGGCTCCCTGGAAGGCCTCAACGCCGCGGTGGCCGATTGGTTCGCCGGCTTGTGGAGCACTGACAACCTGAACATCGACATCAACTGGTCGGGGATCCTCGGGGCGATCGGTGGTGCGTTCGTCATCGCACTGCAAGGCCTGGAGAACTTGAACGCCGCGGTGGCCGACTGGTTCGCCGGCCTGTGGACGGGGCTGACCGGCATCCAGGTCGACTGGTCCGGGATCGTGGCGTCGGTCAAGAACGCGTTCAAGGCCGCCTGGAACGCTGCGGACGACCTGGGCACCACGATCAACACCTGGTTGGCCAGCAAGTTCGCCAACATCGGCGGGGTCAGCGTCGACTGGTCCGGGATCGTGGCGTCGATCAAGAACGCATTCAGGGCCGCCTGGAACGCTGCGGACGACCTGGGCACCACGATCAACGAGTGGCTGCGCAGCAAGTTCGCCAGCGTCGGCGTCAACATCAACTGGTCCGGCATCATCGATCCGATCAAGAACGGGTTCAAGGCCGCTTGGAACGCCGCCGACGACTTCGGCACGATGGTCAACGAGTGGATCGGCAAGGGCACCACGAAGGCGCTCGAGGCGATGGACAAGTTCGGTACCGCCATCAACGAACGCCTGAGCAGGTTGTTCGGCGGCGGGGGGAGCGGCTCGTCCAGCGCGCAGGCCGAACTCACCGCGCAGCTGGACGCGATCGTGGCGACGATGCAGCAGAAGTTCGCTCAGATGCAGCAGATATGGATCGACGGCTGGGCCAACCTGTCCCAGCTCAACACCATCACCTGGGTCGGCATCAACGCCGCCGTCGCCGCGCAGATGGCCACGCTCAACGCCACGGTGGCCGCCGGGTTCGCCGGCATCCAGTCCGCCTGGATCACCGGCTGGGCCAACCTGTCGACGATGACCACGATCGCCTGGGTCGGCATCATCGCCGCGGCGCAGGCGCAGATGACCACGCTCTCTGCCACCATCGCCGCCGGGTTCGTCGGACTGCAGGCGACCTGGGTGGCCGGGTGGGCGACCCTGGCCGCGGCCACCGTGACCGGCTGGGCACCGATCCAGACCGCGGTCGCTCAGCAGTTCCTCACCATGCAGTCCACGTTCAGCGCAGGCTTCACCGTGCTGAACAGCAGCTGGACCCAGGGTTGGGCGACGCTGGCCACCTCGACGGCGACCGGCTGGGCGCCGATCCAGACCGCGATCGCTCAGCAGTTCCTGCAGATGACCACCACGTTCGCCACTGGCTTCACCGTGCTGAACAGCAGCTGGACCCAGGGCTGGGCGCGGATCCTGACCTCGACGACGACCGCCTGGACCAGCATCCAGGTCACGGTGCTCACCCAGATGACCACCCTGAACACGATCATCGCCAGCCAGCTGACAGTGATCCAGGCAACCTGGACGACGCGCTGGACCGCGGTGCTCACCTCGGCCACCACGATCTGGACCTCGATCGTCGCCCTGATCACGGCCTACACGCTGCAGGTCGTCACCGTGATCACCACCGGGATGACTCAGCTGCAGACCGTCTGGCAGACCGGCTGGGCGCAGATGCTGCTCATCGTCACCCAGATGATGACGCAGATCCTGGCTCTGTCGACCACCACGGTCACGAACATGGTCTCGATCTGGACGGCCGGCTGGAACCAGATCGTCGCCTCCACGCGGAACGCGGCCAGTCAGATCGCCTCGATCGTCAATTCGATGGGCCAGAACATCATCGGCACGCTCAACTCGGTGGCCTCGCGGGCCTACTCGGCCGGCGCCTCGATCGGGTCGAACCTGGCCGCCGGTATCCGCTCCCAGGTCGGCGCGGTGCAGGCGGCAGCCCAGGCCCTCGCCAACGCTGCCTCCGCGCCGCTGCCCGGCTCTCCGGCGAAGGTCGGCCCGCTGTCCGGCTCCGGCTACGCCCTGCTGCGCGGCCGGCGGATGGTCGAGGACCTCGCGGCCGGCCTGAGCCGCAACACCCCGGTGGCCACTGCGATGGGCGACATCGCCGACCTGATGGCCTTGAGCATGGCGCCGAGGGCAGCCATGGCGGCCATCACCTCCGGGCGCAACATGCTCGGCCAGGGCGGGGACATCATCGTCGAGGCCGGTGCGGTGCAGGTGCAGGTCGGCGCCGGAGTCGACCCGGCCGCGGCCCGCGTGGCATTCAGCGACGCCGGTGAGGAACTGGCCTCGCTGCTGACGGCCCTGCGCCGCCGGTAGGCGCGGGAGAATCCGAGCGTGCCGACCCAGATCACCACCGCCGCGCACCAGGACTCCCTGTCCGGCTCGAGCGAGAAGCGCCTCGACATCGCCCCCGACGGGACGCTGTGGCTGGCGGTGGCCGACACCAACCGGGTGCGGTTCTTCTCCTCGGCCAACGGCGGTGCCAGCTGGGCCGTGGCCTCGAACTCCGACCTGGCCTACGGCTCCGGCCAGGACACCGGTACCCCGTCCTTCTTCATCGACGCCGACGGCTACGCCCACGTCACGTTCGTGCGCTGGCAGCAGACCCCGCAGACCCTTCTCTACGCGCGGGGCAAGCCGCGGACCGGGGGCGGCTGGTCCTGGACCACGTTGACCGTCTCCCCGGCCGGCGGCCGGATGAACGTCGACAGCGACGTGATCGCGTTCCGCAACGGCACCGGGTGGGTCGCCTTCGTCACCTGGTCCTACGGGTCGACGGCTGGCTCCAGGGTGAGCCGCATCGACATCTCCGCGTCCGGCACGCTCACCCTGGGCAGCCTCGTGCACGGCCCCGCCTCCGGGGACGCAGCGTGGCAGTTCGGCGCCCTCGCCTACGCCTCGGACTCCAAGGTTCCCCAGGCGTCCTCGCACGTCTTCCTGGTCACCGCGAGCCAGACTGCGAGCTCACCGGTCTACGCCCACCGAGCGCAGTACTCCTCGGGCAGCTGGACCTGGGGCACCCCGATCTCGCTGGCCACCGGCGTCACCATCCTCGAGACCGTGATGTGCTGCGCCCACGACGGCACCCGGCTGATCACCGCCTGGTCCCCGAACGACACCACGGTCAAGGTCAGCCAGTGGGACGGCGTCGCCGGCTCGGCCACCGCGATCAATCCGCCGGCCCTGTCGCAGGGCACCGTGCTCGGCGTCTCGATCGCGATCGATCCGGCGACCGCCGACATCTACCTCGTCGCCTACGACGCGACCAACGGCGATGTGTTCTGGACCAAGTACACGCGAGCCACCCCGGCCTGGTCGGCGTGGGCCTCGCTCGTCTCGCGTTCGCCGAGCGGGCAGGACGGCGACGTCCAGCTGGTGCGCAATCCCACCCGCGAGGCCGTCGACCTGGTCTACGCGACTGGCACCTCGCCGAACAACGTGCTCTGGTACCAAAGGGTCGCCGGCCTGACCCGGGTGCCCGCCGCGCCGACACTGATCTCCCCCGCCCCGGGGGTGCGGGCAGACCTGGCCGCCGGCGCGACGTTCGTCTGGCAGCACTCCAAGCTCTCCCCGGGCGACTCCCAGTCCCAGTGGCAGCTGCGCCGCAACGACGGAGCCACCACCGAGTACTGGAACGACGCGACGCAGACGTGGTCGGGGTCGGACACCACGTGGAACGTCTCGACCGCCGAGCAGGTGACCTTCCCGGCAGCGAAGTGGACCAACGGCACGACCTACAGCTGGACGGTGCGCACCCGTTCCGCCGACGGGTCGACGTCGCCATTCGCGGCGGACCGCACCGTCATCTCCACGGCGGCGCCGGTGGTCGTCGTCACCGCACCGATCGGCATCGTCTACGGCACCTCGACCCCGACGGTCACCTGGACCTACTCCGGCCTGAAGTCGCAGCGCGACTACGAGGTGCGCATCCTCGATCCCGCGGCCGGAGCCATCGATCCGAACGACCCGACCCCCGCGGTGTGGACGAGTGGGCAGGTGTCCTCGGCCGTGGCGCGCGCGGTCGCGGTGACCACGCCGCTGCCCGATGTCAACGGCACCTACCGGGCCTACCTGCGGGTCAACGACACTGACGGCACCCCTTCGGTATGGGTCTACTCGACCTTCTCCCTGTCGGCGGTCCCCCCGCTCGGGCCGTCGTTGCGAGTGGAGGCGTACCGCCCGTACGAGACCGGTGTGCCTCGGGCCAAGCTGCGTCTGCTCGGGCGGTGCAACTACCTTGCCGAGGCGCAGGCGGCCGGCGGGACCGGCTGGGACACGGTGTCCAACGCCACGGTGGCCGCCGTCACTGAGAACTCCCTGCTCGGGCGCCTGCCCGGCTACTCGGTGACCACGACCGGCAGTGGCGACGCCAGGGTCCGTACCGCTGTCGGCTCCCCTCCGGAAGCACCGTTCGGGCGCCCCGCCCTGGCCGGGCCGCTGGATTTCCCGACGATCCCCGGCGTCGATTACACGGCCATGGCCTCGATCCGGGTCGCCGACGGCGGGGCGTCCCGCGCGGCTCGGATCCTCATCGAGTGGTACGCCACCGACGACGGTTCGGTGTTCGCCCCGCCCGGGGTCCTGCCCGGCCCGTCGGGCACCGCGGGTAACGCAGTGCCCGGCTACGCGGTGCCCGGCAACACCTCGACGGCGTCGTGGGTCAGCGGCGACAGCACGATCGTCGGGATCACCATCGGACTGCAGAGCGCCGTCACCGACGCCGGCTACGTCCAGGTCCTCGCGCAGGCCGTCGCCCCGCCGGGGGCCATCCGTGGACGGGTCGTCGTGGAGATCCTCGCCACCGCCGGCAGTGGCGAGGTGTTCTACGTGGGTAAGGCCTCGTTCGCCCCGGGGCGCAGCACCGAGTGGCGCCCCGGGGGGAACGCACAACGTCAGACGGTTCGGATCGAGCGCAGCATCGACGGCCGGGTGACCTGGGAGGAGATCTCCTCGGGAGTGAAGACCGACTACTGGCAGGAGTTGGTCCTGGACGACCGGACCGTGCCGTTCGGCGTCACTGTCGCTTACCGAGGATGGTCGGACATCGTCGAGACGTCCGGCGCGAAGACGGTCTCCGAGGAATCGCTGATCGCCGAGGTGGAGGTGGAGTCGCCGACGTGGGCGCTGCGCGACCCGGCGCAGGACGCCACCGAGGTCCTCCTCTACGTCACCGAGTACTCCCGGGCCGAGGACGACGCTGCCGTGGTGACCTGGACGGCCGGCTCCGCCTACCCCACGGTCGATGTCGAGGACGTCCGGGTCGGCGGCGGATCCCTGACCGTCTACGTCAAGCAGGCCTACGCCGCGGCCACCTCCGACACCCTGCGCCGCGCGACACCCCTGGTCCTGACCTCCCCGGTCGGAGAGGTGCTGTGGATCCGGGTCCTCAACCGGGCCTACGACGCCGTGCACCCGGCCAACCGCGAGTACCGGCTGGACTTCGCCGTGGTGCCGGCCGGGAGTGGCTGATGTGGCCGACCAGCGCAGCCTTCGAGACGGCCCTGGCGCTCAAGCATCGCCGGTGGCGCAGCAAGGTCGAGGTGTTCTACGACTCTGACTACGTGACCTCCCTCGACGTGGTGGTCGACGGCAGGGTCGCCCTCGACGACGTCGCCGTCCGGCGCAGCGCCGACATCGAGCTTCTCGACCCCGTCGGCGCCATCACCCCCGTCGAGGCCACCGACCTGCTCAGCCCGAAGGGCACCGAGCTCCGCCTGTCCAAGGGACTGGTGCTCGGCAATGGCACGGTGGAGTGGGTGCCGTTGGGGGTGTTCGGGATCGACGAGCCGGAGGTGTCCAGCCACGACGGCGCGACCACGGTCAGGATCAGCGCGACCGATCGGGTGGCGGCGGTCAAGGCGCGACGGTTCGACGCGCCCTACCCGATCGCCTCCGGCACCGCTACGACGGCGGCGATCGTCGGCATCGTCACCTCCCGACTGGACGTCCCGACCCGCGTCGTGACGACCGGGAACACCACCCCGGAGGTCGTCTACGAGGAACTCAGCGACCCCTGGGATGCCATCGAAGAGCTCGCCGAGGCGGACTCCCTGACCGCTTACTTCGATTCGTTGGGCACTCTCGTGGTCGAACCACGCCAGACGGTCTCCACCGGGCGTCGCTACGCCGACGACGGCACCGGCGGCCTGGTCCGCTGCACACGTGGGGTCAGTGCGGAGAAGACCTACTCCGGCGTGATCGTGAAGGGTGAGCACCCCGACTACGACCCGGTCCGGGTGGTCGTCTGGGACACCGACGCCACGTCCCCGACGTACCACCTCGGCCCGTTCGGCAAGCGTCCCTACGGCTTCACCTCGCCACTGATCAAGGACTCCACGATGGCCACCGCCGCGGCGAACACGATCCTGGCGCGGGTGACCGGCATGGTGCAGCCCGCCGAGATCGAGACCACCGGGCACCCCGGGCACGACATCGGGGACGTGGTCACGGTCAACGACGAGAAGTCGAAGACCTACGGCAACTACGAAGTGGTGGGCGGGTCGGTGCCGCTGCGCCCGGGGAAGAACACGCTCAAGCTGCGGAGGCTGTGATGGATCGGCTGGCCGACCTCGCCCGCACGATCGAGGAAGCGCAACCGCCCGGGCAGTGCAAGCTGCGCATCGCCAAGATCACCGCGGTCGGTGGGGACGGCCGATTGCAGACCGACCTGACCGGCACGGCGTGGCTGCGACGCAACACCGACATCACGACGTTCGCCACGAATCAGCGTGTTCTGGTCATCCAGCAGGGCGGCACGGCTGTCGTGGTCTGCCCGGTCGGTTGATCGCGCGGCCAGCCATCGGGCTCACCTACCGTCGTCGAGAAGCCGTCCGAGTAAGGGAGACTCCTCGTGTTCGCCGTCGTCGCACTCCTCGCATTCGTCCTTGCCCTGTTCGATGTCGATTTGGCCGGATTGGATCTGGTCATCTTCGGCCTGGCGTTCGTGGCTGCGCATCTCGCGTTCGGCTCGCCGTTCGCGACCCCTTGGCCGCGACGGCAGTAGTCGCCCCGCTGACCGCACCCTGATTCCCGCGCCGGAACGCAGGTCTCGCTTACCGTCGAATCGGACCTGACCTGCGACGCAACACCTGAGGGACGAAGGTGGCTGAACGACGATCCGGCTGGGCACTCCATCGGCGGTTCGGGCATCGGCTCGGCCGCCGAGGCATGTTCTTGTTGTTCCTGACCCTGTTGGACGTGATCTACGCCTACTCCCTGGCCTACCCCACGCCGCGATCGCTCGTGACACCCACGTACACCTTCCTCGCCCATGTCGCGCCGCTGCAGGTATGGGCGTCGTTGTGGGCGGTCATCGGGATCATCACCGGAACCTTCGCCTTCCGGCTCAACGATGCTGTCGGGTATGCCGCCGCAATGTTCTTGAAGATCCTCTGGGGTGGCACATTCCTGCTGGGGTGGCTTGTCGGTTCGGTCGAGCGGGGGTACCTCTCCGCTGCGATCTGGTTGTCGTTCGCCGCCGTGGTCGGGCTCATCTCGTCATGGCCCGAGGCAAGGCACCGGCCGTGACCAACGCTCCGGTCGCCATCGCCTCGATCGCCGCCCTGCCCGGCATCTTCGCTGCATGGGCGGCCTACACCGGTGCCCGGCGGACCGCGATACAAGCCCACCGCACTTCGATGCTGGCAATCGAGGCTGGCGCCTACGAACGCGCGCGGGCGGCCTACGAGGGGGGCATCGAGCAGTTGGAGGAGCAGGTCGAGCGGCTGCGGCTGCAGATCCAAGAGGAACGCGGCGTCTCCGACGTGCTGCGTCGGCAGATCATGGAACTGGAGGAGACGGTGGCCAGGATGCGGGTGCAACTCATTCGAGCGGGGATCGACCTCCCCGCGGTCTACTCGTGATCGTCTACCCGAAGGCCGACCGCACGGTTCAGTGGTTCGGCGACGGTGGGCCGGCGGTGACGCCGGAGATCCTCGTCCTGCACACGACCGAGGGCTCGGGATGGCCGTCCTACGACCAGGGTCGACAGGCGCCACACCTGACCGTCATGCCGCTGATGGGACGCTCCCAGCTGGTCTGGCGTCAGCACTTCCCGCTCGGGCGGTCCGCGCGTGCCCTGGCTCACCCGCTCGGCACGGTCGAGACCAACAACCGCGGCGTCGTCCAGGTCGAACTGGTCGGAACCTGCGTGAAGCGCGGCCCCGGCATGCACTGGCCTTCCGCCCCGGGGTGGGCGCTGCGAGACCTGGCTCAGTTCGTCGGATGGCTGATGGCCCAGTTCCCGATCCCACTGCTCGCCCCAGCTGCGTGGCCGGCCTACCCGACGTCGTACGGACAGACCTCGGCTCGGTTCACCCCGCAGCAGTGGCTGTCGTTCCGGGGCATCTGCGGGCACCTGCACGTCCCGCACAACACCCACGGCGACCCCGGCGACTTTCCGATCGGACGCCTGATCGACCACATCCAGGGAGACAAGGACATGCCACTGAGCAAGGCTGATCTCGACCAGATCGTCGGTGCTGTCTGGAGTGCCGGGTTCGGCCCGGCCGGCGAACGGCAGACCGCCGGACAGCGCCTGGCCGCCGCCGCCTCCAAGGAAGACCTGCAGGAACTCGAGCAGCGCCTGCTCGCTGCGATCGAGGGGGCTCGGCGGTGAACGTCGTGCTGCGCGACTTCGCCGAGCGGCTGGTGCGTCAGCTGTCCCAGGTGGCGCTGCCGATCCTGATCGCGGCGTCCGATCCGGGCGCCGGTCGCCCGGGGGCGATCGAGTGGCGGATGTTCGCGATGGCCACCGCGATCACTATGGCAATCACCGCGGCGAAGGTGGTCGCGGTGATGCTGGCCGAATGGAAAGCCCGCGGCCAGTGGCAGGACCTCCTCGACCGCGGGCTGAGCGCCGGGCTGACCACCTTGCTCGGGTTCTTCCCGGTCTCGGTGGTCGAGCCCGACGCTGTCGACTGGCAGTTGGTCGGCTACATGAGCGTCCTGTCGGCACTCATCGCGGTCGCCCAGTACTACGCCTCACCTCCGACCTACTCGGTGGGTCGGCACGTCGCCTGAGAGGGGTCGCTGCGGACCGGGATGGCTTGTCGGCGAGGTGTGGGGCGGCACGGACAGTCGGTCAGGCGCGGAGCGGCGCAACCGGGAGAGGCTTGTCGATTCGGGATCGGAGCGGCGCGGCAAGGTCTGTCGTGCCGGGGGGGGGGTATGGCTAAGGGGG